GAAGAACCGAGACTACAGGATCAAGATTGACGGTAAGGAGTACTACAGAACCAGATCTGAAGATTTGCTTTATGTCGAAGAAGAAGTTTACAACGATTGAGGCGTCTCAAAAGTTGATGCACAGCATGGAGGTTGCCATCAACAACATGATTGAAGAGGTAAAGAAGCCTGTAGACCCTGATGCAGGTGGTGCGGCTAGGAAGGCTGAGCTTCAATCTATCAAGCAGACTGCTGTTGACTGTAAGGAGCTGATTATAGAGAGACAAAGGCTGGAACAAATGGTCAAGGACCTAAGAGACAGTGGTCAGATAGAACAAGAAAAAGATTACTCTGGAGGCTTTGCGGAGAGGTTTTCTAAGTAACTTTGCACCGCAAGTATCCCCTCAAGCTTATACCTTGTAGAAAGGGTAACTGGTCACATGTGGGTTCAAGTCCCACCTTGCGGACAAATAAAATGTAATGGCTAAAGTTCAAGTATCAACCTATCAGTCTAAGCGTGTGCGCCGTAAGGGGGTGCATGCCAAGACCAAGACGTCTAAGCACAAGAAGTCTAAGAATTACTCTAAGAGAAACAGGGGGTAGGTAACCTATGCGCCTGTAGCTCAGTTGGATAGAGCATCTGCCTTCTAAGCAGACGGTCACAGGTTCGAATCCTGTCAGGCGTACAATTTCTGATCATCAATGTCTAACGATCATGACTATATCATCCAGATTTGCCCCAAGGGTACAGAGGGAGAAATTATTCGGATTGCGGATCTGGACATTGCACTTCCCTCTCAGCCTCCCGAAGAGGAAATTGAAGGATATGGACGTCCAAACCACATGCAGTTGTGGCAGAGGGTTCCTATGCCAAAGGAGTTGCTTCGGATTAAGAGTATGGACGAGTGGGCTGAATCGCCACGAGAGTTTAGAGAAAAGTTTCGTCCGTATATCGAGGAGGAGTTTCGTCGCAGGCGTGAGGGTTTTTGGTTTTTCAACGACGGTAGGCCTACTTATATTACGGGCAGGCACTACATGATGCTCCAATGGACTAAGATGGACATAGGTTATCCAGACTATCTTGAGTTCCAAAGAGAAATTTTCGTACATTTGTCTGCGTGTGAGGCAGATCCGAGATGCATCGGACAGCTCTATACTAAGTGCAGACGTAGCGGATACACTAATATCTGCTCGTCTGTTCTTCTTGACGAAGCCACACAAGTCAAAGACAAGCTCCTAGGTATCCAGTCAAAGACTGGTAAGGACGCTCAAGAAAATATCTTCATGAAGAAGGTGGTGTACATGTTTCGTCACTACCCCTTCTTCTTCAAACCCATTCAAGATGGAACGACCAATCCTCGCATGGAGTTGGCTTTTCGTGAGCCGAGTAAGAGAATCACGAAGAAGAATAAGACTGCGCAGACGGGCGAAGCTCTTAATACGCTGATCAACTGGAAGAACACTACCAACAACGCCTATGACGGTGAGAAGCTTCATCTGCTCTACTTAGATGAGGCTGGTAAGTGGGAGAAGCCTACGGACATTCGTGACGCATGG